CATACGGTTTTGTTGACATAATTTACCGTTTTCGTGGTGCCTATATAGGCGACGTAAATACACACATGCAGTACAAAGACAGACCGTTGTGTACGGAGTGTAAGACCAAGCCAAGGGCGTATGCCTATCAGAGATATGGTAGGGTTTACTGGCGTAGTCGCTGTGACACCTGCATCAGGAAAAAAGCCGGCAAGAGAGTGGGAGGCGTGACTGCACTGCAAAGATCTGGATATAAAAAGAAAAATAAGTGTGAACTTTGTGGTTTCAAAGCACAGGCCAAAGCTCAACTAGATGTGCTGTTTGTGGATGGAAATCTAAGGAATACTACAGTAAGTAATCTAAAAACTGTTTGCGCCAATTGCCAAAGGCTGGGCAGTACCCGTAGACTTGGCTGGCGGGTCGGTGATCTTGTCGCTGACGATTAGAGCATCTATCTTGGCATATAATTCTTCTTTTGTGCCATTGTTTTCGATGACATAATCAAACTCTTCTTTTGCCCATGCGTATTCTGAACTGTGTATGTTTTTGGGTTGTATATTGCCTTCAACGTAATCAACAAACCAATCAGGATCCTGACCTCTTTTGACAAGTATAATTTTGCCTCCATGTTCTCTGATCTGTTTCACTTCGTTGGGGAATCTTGTGTCCGCTATCACAGTGTTTTGCCCCTTGTATCTACCAATGCAACTGTCTACCCAAATGCCGTCGTACATCTGCCCACGCATTACTTCTGTGCCAAAGTACTGCAACACCCATCTAGGGGTGGTTGGCTTGCCAAATTTTTTACTCCAAAATTCGTCAGGCTGTTCTCTCCAGTGCCTGCTTGATTCTGTGTCACCTTCGAGCATGGATCTATCCCAATTGAACATTGATGCAACAGCATCTTTCAGACTTTTTGCAAAACTATCCTTTTGATATCCATGTTTCTCCACTAGTCTGTCCGCAACTGTACCTTTACCGGAACTTATTAAACCTACTACACCTATTAACATAGGATTATTATACTATTTTTTTAAACGTTTTTCAATCTCTTTGATTGCTTCTTTGACAGATTTTAATATGGTAATCCTTAGGCTTTTCTTTTTTTGTTTTAGTGCCTTTATGCTCATCATTTCCAGTTCCTGCACCAATTGTTCTAGTTCATCCAGTGTGAGATCAGAATAGTTCTTATAATTGGAGTCTTTCATGCACGGTATTTAAATGGATTTTTTGTTCAATTAACCAATAACAAAACTGTGTGGTGTTCCACCTTCTTGGAAGTTTCCTATGTCTGCTTCCAGTCTCTCTATCTCTGCCTGACCTTCGCTCTTGAGTGCATCACCGTTCAGTGTTGTACCACCCTGTGGACCTGCAATAGTGTTGAACTTGCCCCTCGCTTCACCAAGCATAATTTTAGATACAGCAAGTGTGTAGTCTCTGATCCATGGTTTACTGTAAATGTCTTTGAACAATGTTATGTCAGGTCTAAAGTTGTCTGTGTGCATGAGCACTGTTTCGTCATCTGCTCTTGGCCTCTGTGTAATTGTTAATTTTTTTGTAGCAACGTCAAAGTGGAATTGTATGAAACTTCCAAACATTTTACCAATCATTTCTTGGTACGAAGCGAATGCGTAGTAAGTTGCCAATCCGCCTGTCGCCCCTGCCCTAAGAAGATAGGTGTTTGTGTAGGCTAGGTTGAATGGTTCAAACAATGTACCACCTTCGCCACCTTCTGTTCTTGAACCAACTGTTCTCCTGTTGATATTTCTGACATTTATTATTTCATCTGGTAGGATATAACTGTTTTGATTTTTCTTAAGTTCTAGGAACGCATAAGATTCTTCCACAGCATTCGATGATCGCTGTCTGAATTTATTAATTGCCCTTTCCAGTGCCGTTTGGTAGTGTTTTGGGTCTAATTCAACATCAATCATCCCGTCACCGAGATTGTTTTTAACGTAATCGAAAATTTCCTGTTGTCCTGTTTGTAGTTCTGACATACTCATATTTATAGTCATTGCCTGTGCAATAAATATGTATGATATGCCAAGATTATCCATTTTTAAGCCTGAAAAGGGCAACGACTACAAGTTCTTCGACCGCAACATCAAAGAGATGTTTCAAGTGGGCGGCACGGACCTACACCTACACAAATACCTAGGACCCTACGATCAGGGCGATACAAACAAGGATGGCGATGCTTCGCCTACGCAACCACAATATTCTGGGGATAGTCTAAACGAGAGAACCATACAAGATCTGTTATTTTTAGAGAACAGAGACAGGAAATATTCGGACGATGTGTATGTTGTCAGAGGCATTTACAACGTACAAGATGCTGACTTCAATCTTTCTCAGTTTGGCATGTTCTTACAAAACGATACTTTATTCTTAACAGTGCATCTAAATGACATTGTTGAAAGGATTGGCAGGAAACCAATGAGTGGTGATGTGATTGAATTCCCACACATGAAGGAAGATTATTCATTAGACGAAAGTGTACCGATTGCACTGAAAAGATACTATGTGGTGGAAGACGTAAACAGAGCGGCAGAAGGATTTAGTCAGACTTGGTGGCCACATCTATTAAGATTAAAAATGAAAACTTTAGTAGATTCACAAGAGTTCAGAGATGTAGTTGGCGATGCAACAACAGAAGGATCTGTTTCAAGTTACATGAGCACGTACAACAGAGAGAAAACTATAAACGAGCAGATTGTTGCACAGGCCGAATCAGATGCTCCTAAGGCAGGATTCAACTACAAACAATATTATGTTGCACCTATTGATGAGAGGGGTAACATCAGGACAGAAAACGTGAACACAGTATCACAAAGAGCAAGTAGTAATAATACCGTGAATGCAACAATAGATACCCCGGCAAGTTCGCACTATGGTTTCTATCTAGACGGTGATGGCGTTGCACCGAATGGAAATCCAGCAGGCTTTGGCATTACATTTCCAACTTCAGGTGTTGATCAAGGAGACTATTTCTTAAGGACTGATTTCTTACCTAACAGGTTGTTTAGATATGACGGCAACAGATGGGTAAAAATTGAAGATAGCGTGAGGATAACTACAACAAATAATGATTCCAGAGCAAACTACAAAACAAGTTTCGTCAACAATGCTACGGAATCAACAATAAACGGATTAACAGTCAAACAGAGACAGTCATTGACAGATGCATTGAAACCAAAGGCTGACAATTAAGAATGCTACACTTTTACGAAGGACAGGTTAGGAAATTTCTTACTCAATTCATTAGGATTTTGAGTAATTTTTCTGTGGAGACAGGAAAAGGTAAGGATGACACAGTGCAGTTAAGGCCAGTTCCTGTGGTTTATGGAGATCCTACAAGGCAGGTTGCTAACATCATCAGAAATAACAGTGAGAATGCACTCAACTATGCACCTAAAATTGCCTGTTATGTTAGAGAACTAAACTATGACAGGGAGAGAATGCAGAACCCTTACCACATAGAAAAGCAACACCTAAGGGAAAGAGATGTTGATTCTGATGGCAACTACACAAATCAGTTGGGTGCTGGATACACAGTTGAAAAAGTTATGCCTTCGCCTTTCAGATTAGAAGTTACAGCAGATATTTTTTCATCGAACACAGATCAAAAATTGCAGATACTAGAACAGATACTATACCTGTTCAACCCAGATTTTGAGATACAAAAAACAGACAACTACATAGACTGGACAAGTTTAAGTTATATCGAATTAGGCAATATTACATTTAGTTCTAGAACTATTCCAGTGGGTGCAGATTCCGAAATTGATGTGGCAACATTACAGTTTAGTATGCCAATATGGTTATCACCGCCAGTTAAAGTTAAGAAACTAGGTGTTGTACAAAAGATCATAATGAGCATATATGACGATGACGGTGGCATAGCAAAAGGCTTGATAGACGGAGAACTAACATCGAGAAGTTACATAACTCCAAACAACTTTGGATTGTTGGTGACAGGAAATCAACTGAGATTATTGGGAACAACAGGCGTCAATGTTAAATCAGGTGGTGATGGATTTCATACCGGTGCGAACGAACCAAACAACTTTGATCCATTTGAAACATTTGGTCCAGCAGTTAACTGGAAAGTCTTACTAGATCAGTATGGCAAGGTAACAAACGGCACATCACAGATCAGATTGACACAACCAGACGGAAGTGAGATTATTGGCACCATAGCAACGACAACACTGGATGACACAATATTGCTTTACACGATAGACGGCGACACAATACCAAGCAACTCTCTGACAGCAGTGAAGAAGATAATCAACCCTGCAACATTTGATCCAGGCACACCAGCAAATGGTGACAGATACTTGGTCATAAATGATGTTGGTGATTCAACAGCGAGTTTCCAAAGTGCTACCTGGGGCAGTCTAGTAGCCAGTGTTGGTGACATCATAGAGTACAACAGCTCAACATCTAAATGGAATGTGGCCTTTGACGCATCAAATCCTGACAGCACACAACACTACGTCACAAATCTTAACACCGGTATACAATACAGGTTCAATGGTACTGAATGGGTTAAATCATATGAAGGTGTTTACACCCAAGGTAATTGGAGCATAGTGCTTGACGGCGGAGAGAATAATGGATACAACTCAAGCCTTGACGCTACCACCCCATAGTTGTTATAATAAAGCATGAAAGAAAACATAGTCTGTTCTGGTGCACTGTTCTATGCGACCAGCACCAAGCGTTTCCTGTTCTTACAGAGGACTGATAGGAAGACCCAAGGCATGTGGGGATTGGTCGGTGGTAAAAGTAAATTTACAGAGAGTGCTTTTGAAGGACTGAAGCGTGAAGTTGAAGAGGAAACAGGCAGTCTGCCCAAGTTTAAGAAAGTGATACCTTTGGAGATGTTCACGTCAAACGATCAGAAGTTTTTCTTCCACACGTACTTGATAGCCATAGACGCAGAATTTATACCCAAACTTAACAATGAACATTCAGGATACTGTTGGACCGCTTTTGAATGTTGGCCAAAAAACCTTCACATGGGTCTAAAAAATACTTTGAACAATAAAAGTATAAAAGGTAAGTTACAGACTATATTGGATCTGATTGTTTAACAATCTTGGATATATTTTTTACCTGTGAGTTTTTCGATGTCTTTAATCATCTCTTCCATATTTACTCTTACAGTTTTTCCTGTTTTAGTGTTTCTTGAGAAGTATTCCCACTCACCTTTTTCGTTGTGAGGAGATATTTTTGTAACGTTTCCTGCTTCGTCTCTAACGAACACTTCAGCACTAGAAGAATCGTCCTTGGCGTATATATGTGCGATATTAGACGTTGTACTAGGATCACCTGACAGCACACCAAGTTCCACGTGTCCCGTCACCCTCAAACTGGTGTCATTTAATAATTGTAAACTGTCAGATCTAAATCTACCTGAGATATTGTTTGATCCATTTTTCTTGAACGCAAATTCTAGTATACCATCCTCAGATCCATCTGATGCATCCAGTATTTTACCTGAAATTTTTGCATAAAGAACTTCTTGATCGTTGTCATTTTCACCTTGGAATTTGATCTGCCCCAAGTAGTCTGCATCTGCTGGACTTGAACTATTTCTTTTTAGATTTATTACTGGTCCTGCTGAGTTCGAATCCTCTGTTGTTGTGATGTCTAAGGCATCGCTTGTTGACGTGTTCGTGATTGATGCACCTGTGCTTGTAGTTTCAAAAACAGTTGTCCCATAATGTTTTAATTTTATTGCACCTGTTGAACCATCTGCCACAAGGTATTCGGTTATTCCACCACTTCCGTCATCTGTTGAAATTACAACATCCTTGTCATTGGCATAGGTTCTGATGTTGATGTCACCGGTTGTTTCCTGTATGTTTAGGTTGCTACCTGTGTGCTTGATGTTAGCATCTTCGTCAGTACCAAATTTTAGTTCGGTCGAATCTGTGAAAGTTTTTGCACCACTTATGGTTTGTGCCGTGGTTGTCAATACCGTGATGTCCGTACCAGCACCAGCAGATGATCTTAGCAAGTTTACCCTGTATGCGTTGACAGTAGTACTTGCACCTGATGTACTTGCAGAACTGACAGTTACAGTTGAACCACTCAAAGCGGCTGAAAAAGATAATTGATCCGAACCTTTAGTAGACACAATAGGTCCCGATGCCACGTATGCATCTGTACCATCACTTACAACAAAAACTTCACTGACACTCGCCGCACTCTCTGAACTGCTGTTACCTACGACAATGTAGTGTGCACCGTTGGCACTGTCAGTTGAGAAAGTGTCCATTGCTGTTGCACTACTTGAAGTTGTGGTCTGCCCAACAGTCTTCGTGTTTGTACTTGAAGCATCTGACTCAGAATCTCCAAGTAACACCCTGTACATCTTGACTGCGGTGTTTGGTTCATTAGAACTTGCCCTTAATCTAACGTTGGAACCGCTGATGTCAGCAGTCAAACTTAATAATTCATTGTTGCCAGTAAATTGGCTGTTGTATGTTGTAATGAAAGCATCTGAACCGTTGTGTACAACCAAGCACTCTATGTTGTGCAATTCTGTTTTATCTGTGTTGTTGGCACTTATGTAATATTTGGCTCCCCTGTATGTGCCGTGTGCGAATGTGTCCAGGTTCTCTACAGCACTGTCAACGTCTGAATTCAAGACTGTTGCTGTGTTTCCAGAACTTGATGCACTGGTGTTATCACCCAATGCTATTCTAAAAAACTTGATCGAGTTTACCGCCGCAGTCCCTGTACCTCGCAACCTCACCGATCCTGAATTGACATCTGCCGTAAATGTTAGTTGTGCGTTGCTTCCTTGTTGCACACCACCACCCGCTGACACGAATGCAGTAGTGTTGTTGTGCACCACACTGATGTTGGCAGTAGCCAGTTCGTTATTAATTTCATCCCTCATAACTGCAAGATAGAATGCACTATCAAAGGCACTTGTGGCGAATGTGTCAATGTTGGTTGCCGAAGTTCCGATTGATGTTTTCTCTCCTGTGCTGGTATCATCGGATTCTGTGACAGACGCCTGTGTGGCTATATCTATGAATGAGCTGGTTGCAGAATCGAATCTCTCGTATGTGTCAGTGCTAGTGTTGTAACGTAACATACCAGTAACACCAGTAGGACGTTGTCCTGTGGTACCTTTTGGCAACGTCAATGAACCAGTCATACCTGACAGATTGAATAAGGTGTCAGTGGCTTCTATGTTGTTGTGTGTAATGTATAAGTTGTCGCTGGTATCAGCATTGGCCCTGTAAATGTTGTCGGCCTCCATGCTTAATCTTGCAAAGTAAATTTTTGTGTTTGGATTACAACTTGCCCTTAATCTTGCTTTGCCGCTCGAAACGTCTGCACTGAACGTGGCTAAAGTGTTGTTGTCAGTTATAACAAAACTCTCAGATATTGTTGCATCGGTGCCTGCGTTGTTTACAGTCAGTGTAACTTCAGAGTTCTGGTACTCTGATCCAGATTCCATTGTTATAAAATATCTTGCTGTCTTGTATTTGAAAACATCAAAAGAATCAACTGTCTCAACTGTGGAATCTATGTCGCCTTTGACACCATAAAAGAAGTTGTCAAATTCGCCGAGTTTTGTTTTCGATCCTAGATCCTGTCTGTATAGGATTGCTGTTCCTGTTGTGTTTCCACCTGATGCTGAACTCAATGTTACTGTTGCGCCTGATATCGCGGCACTGATAGTGTGTAATGGTGTGCCTCTGCTTGACACCAGTGCGTAGTCGTCGTGGAACACAGTAGTTCCATCGTGTGTCAGGCTGGTTTCACTTATTTGATAATCACCTGCTGTGTCGTCCTTGATTAGTATTACATATTTTGCTCCTCGGATATCGGTCTTCGTGAATTGGTCAAGTGTGGTTGCACTGGATGATATGTTTGTCGAAGTAGCAATTATTTTACTATTAGTGTTTGCAACTGTTTCGTGGTGATCACCAAGTGCTATCCTATATATTCTCAAGTTGGTGTGTGCGGATGTGTTTGTTGCACCAGACAACTGCAACATGTCTCCTGATATTGCAACTGTGAAATCTGCTATCCTTGTTGAATCTTCATTTACGTTATAAGTTGAAACATACGGTGTGCTGTCATCGTGTACAACAGAGACTTTAAGGTGTCCAACAAAGCCATTACCTTGGTCTTCCATGATAATGTCGTATATCGCACCTCGGTATTCTGTTATGTCGAATTCGTCAACAACTGCTGATGTCGTATCAAGTTTGTAGTAGTTGAACTGTTTGACTGCTGTGTTATTTCCACCGCCACCGCCTGATGAATCTGAGAATGAAAGTGCACCAGAGCCATCTGTTGTGAGCACTTGTCCGTTGCTTCCATCGGAAGTTGGAAATGTTATTCCGCTGATGCTTACACTTCCGGATCCATTTGCATCTAGTTCTAAGTTTGCGTTTGATGAGTTTGTTTTTACTGTGTTGTCTGTGATAGTTACACCGTCTGCAACAACGCTTGTACCTGTGATTGTGGTACCTGTGATAGCCGCCGCAGTATTGGCACCTATTATCACATTGTCCATGTTGGACGTGCCTGTGCCGTCTATGTTAACTGCACCGTTGGCAGTCAAACCAGCAGTTGTGGTAGTTCCGTTTATCTGTAATGTTGTTGAGGGTTCTGAAGTACCAATACCTACACGACTGTTAGTGACATCGAGATATAGTAGGTTTGTTTCAAATGCCAGGTCCGTACCATTCCTAGTCAAATTTGACTTCAGTACTGACCCAGATATACGACCTATGGCCATACTAGGGTACTCCTTATAATAATGTTAGTACAGCATACGCCGTACACAGCCTCGTTATCATTGCCGACTGACAGCAGTATAGGTATTTATACGCCTAAAAAAAAAGGCGATCCGAAGACCGCCTTTTAATTCTACTAAAAAGTATGAGTATTTACTAGTGGCTGACTCTAACTGCCGCTAATACTGAACCTTGTCCCGCTTCAGTTTTGCTTGTTAACGCTCTACCAATTACGTTGAATGCTGTGCATTCTGCTTTAGTAGCCGCTCTCGCATAACCTGGAACTGATGCAGAAATCAATCTGTCACCTTTGTTTACTGTACCGATAACTTTTACATCTACCCTACCCGTCATTGCGATGTATGGGTGTGTTGAGTCGTTACCTGCACCACCGTTCATTTTAAATGCCGCTTGTTCAATGCTAGAAACAACACCAAAAACTTCGTCTGATGCTTCTTCATTTACCTGCGTAATTTCTTGAGCGCCACCTAATGCCACAACTGTACCTGGTGTGTACGCTGTGTCAGATGCAAAACGCTCAGCAACGTCAGAATACTGGGCCGCTGTTGCTGTACCTTCTAGGTTGGCTACCAATGTACCTGCTGATACGGTAATACCTGCTGATTTATCAGCCGCTGTCGCAGTTGTTGTACCCATTGTGAATTTGTCTGCTGACTCATCCCAAATGATTGCCGCGTTGTTACCTGTTGTACCCCTCTCAATGATGATACCTGCGTCATTGCTTGATGCTGATATACCTGAGTTAAGTTCAATCAAGTTATCATCTACTGTCAAGTTGACTGAGTTGTTGGTTGTAGTTGTCCCGTTAACTGTTAAGTCACCTGTCACAGTCAATGCACCTGATACAGATGTTTCACCTGTTACAGTCAAGTTCAACGCACCAGTTGATGTGATAGTTAAATCTGTTCCGTCTGATTCGATCTTCTCACCGCCTGATCCCATCAATAAACCGATGTTGTTTGGAATAGCCACGTCAGCACCTGCTGTCAGGTTGATGTTTCCTGTTGCAGTGATAGTTGTTGCCGCTACCGCAAAGTCCGCCACTTCCGTGCCGTCTGCTGTGATCTCAACTTTACCTGTTCCTGAGTCAGTAACAGTTACGTTTGTATTGTTTTGTGTAATAGACGTTGATGATAGTGCGCCTAGCGAATCATCTACGTATTTCTTGTTGGCCACGTCACCGTCAGCACTTGGTGCCGAGGTTGTAAGACCTGTGATTGTATTCGCACTTGCTGATATTACTATATCACCAACTGAAATACCATTATGTACTCTGAAGTTTCTTGTTGTCATAGTTCCATATATCCCTTATGATTTATATTAATATAAAGTCAGACCGTAAAAAAACGCCCTAACAGTAGTATTTACCATTAGGGCGTTTAAAATTATCTCTAGGGTTTTAGTTTTGCCTACTATACTGCCGCTAGTGAGTACTGTACTTTACCTGCTGTTACACCACCTGTGCTGACCGCTTGTACATTTA